CTGCTACACCTAAAAAAACTATTGAGTCTATTATTAAAGAATCTTTCTTTAGCGAAATCGAATTACTTAAAAAAGAGAACGAAGAATTGAAAGCAAAACTTTCAGCACAAACTCCTGAGGTTGCAGAAGAAGTTGCACCTGTAGAATTGAGCGAAGAGCCTAAGCCTATTTCTTTCAATCCTGAAAACTCACAAGCTACCGATGTATTCAAGTTTGCTGCTAAAAGAAACGTAACAACTATGGACACGGTATTATCAAGAATTTCTAACATTAAATAATTAAATAAAATGCCTACAACAACTTCAATCACTACTACTTACGCTGGCGAGTTCGCAGGTAAGTACATTGCAGCAGCTTTATTGTCTGCTCCAACCCTTGACAAAGGCGGTATCACAATTATGCCTAACGTCAGATTTAAGCAGGTAATTAAGCGTGGCGCTACGGATGGTATCATCAAGAACGCAACGTGCGATTTTGATCCTACGTCTACTATCACTTTGACTGAGCGTATCCTTCAACCTGAGTATTTCCAAGTTAACTTACAATTGTGCAAGTCTGACTTCCGTTCAGATTGGGATGCCATTCAAATGGGTTACTCTGCATTTGACGTTCTTCCTAAATCTTTTGCTGATTTCTTAATTGCACACGCTGCTGAGAAAGTTGCTGCTGGTATGGAAACTTCAATCTGGTCAGGTGTTAACGCAACTGCTGGAGAGTTCGCAGGTATTATGACTCAGTTAACTACTGACGCATCTTTGCCTGCTGCACAAGAAGTTGCAGGTACAACTGTTGATGCTTCTAACGTTATTGCTGAATTAGGTAAAATCGTTGACGCTTGTCCTTCTGCTCTTTACGGTAAAGAAGACTTGACTCTTTATGTATCTAACAATATCTATCGTGCTTATGTACGTGCATTAGGTGGCTTTGCTGCTTCAGGTGTAGGTGCTAATGGTTACGACAACAAAGGTACAAACCAAGTTCTTGGCGACTTGTACTTTGATGGTGTTCGTGTATTTATGGCTAACGGTCTTGCTTCTAACAAAGCTCTACTTGCTCAAAAATCTAACTTGTACTTTGCTACTGGTCTTTTGAACGATATGAACGAAGTTAAAGTTTTGGATATGGGCGACATTGACGGTTCTCAGAACGTAAGAGTAATTCTCCGTTTTTCTGCTGATGCTAAATACGGTTTTGCTTCTGACGTTGTTACTTACGGAATCACAAACTCTGCTAACTAATCATTAGCTTAATTTAAAATAATCGGGGAGGGGTATACGCTCCTCCCTTTTTTATAACATTTAAAACTTAAAAATTATGTCTTGTCAATTAGCTAATGGTAGACTTGAAGTATGTAAAGATGCGGTAGGAGGCATTGATGCAGTTTACTTCATTAACTACGCAGATTACGCTTTTCCTACTGACGTTACTTATGTAGCTACTACCGATACAATTGATACGGTAGCTAACGTAGCATCGCTTTACAAATACGAACTCAAAGGAACAAACTCTTTTGAGCAAGTATATAACTCTTCTCGTGAAAACGGAACTACTTTTGCTGAGCAAACTTTGACTATCACTTTAAAGAAGCAAGATGCTGCTACACACAAGTCAGTTAAATTGTTAGCTTACGGACGTCCTCACGTTGTAATCAAGAACCGCAACAACCAATTCTTTTTAGCAGGTCTTGAGCACGGAATGGAATTGACTACTGCAAATGCCTCAAATGGTACTGCAATGGGAGATTTAAACGGATACACTTTGACTTTCGTTGGAACTGAAAAAATTTATGCTAACTTGTTAGACTGCTCATCTGAGGCTACTTTAGCAGGTGCAGGTGCTGGTGCTGTATTTACATCAGCTACTATCATTACTGCCTAATCGTTTTCTTCATAGCGTGTAAGAAGGGTGGCATTAGCTGCCCTTTTTGCTTTTAAAACAAATCGGCATCAAGTCAGTTACTTTAATATGATTGTACTAACAACATCAGCATCAGCTCAGACGTTCTCGTTTATTCCAAGAGATACACCTACTACAATGGTGTTGACTGATGATCAAACAAACACTCCAGTAACCGTATCTATCACATCGCAAACTTCAGGCGATTACGTTAATACGTTGACTGCTATTTTTGCTTTATTAGAAGGTCATTTCTACGATTTGGTGCTTTACAAAAACTCAGCAATCGTTTATAAGGATAGAATCTTTTGTACTGACCAAAACATCGTAACATTCTCCGTAAACAACGGACAATATACATCTAACACCACATCAAATACGTTCATAGTTTATGAGTAACAACGTACACATACTAAACCTATCGGCATACACTACTCCCGTAATTCAAGAGAGTAAGCGTGATGCTTGGGTTGATTTTGGGGAAGACAATAACTACTACCAATTTCTATTGGATAGATACACAAACTCCACTACAAATTCTGCAATTATAAATAACATATCACGTTTAATTTATGGTCGTGGATTATCCGCAGTAGATGCTTCAAGAAAGCCTAATGAGTACGCTCAGGCAATGGCTATGTTCTCAAAGGATTGCTTACGTAAAATGGCTATTGACCGCAAGATGCTTGGTCAGTTTGCTATTCAAGTACACTACAATGACAAACACGATAGAATCCTAAAGGCTTTCCATATTCCTGTAAATTTATTACGTGCAGAGAAGTGTAATAAAGACGGAGAAATCGAAGGATACTACTATTCGGATGATTGGACTGATATAAAGAAATACCCACCTACAAGAATACCTGCATACGGATTCTCTAAAGACAAGGTTGAGATTTTATTTTGTAAGCCTTACGCAGTTGGGATGAAATATTATTCTTACGTTGACTATAATGGTGCAGTACCCTACGCACTATTGGAGGAGGAAGTAGCTGATTACTTAATCAACGAGGTTCAAAATGGATTCTCAGGCACGAAGGTGGTCAACTTTAACAACGGAGTACCAACTGAGGAGCAACAGTCTATCATTACAAACAAAGTTTTAAGTAAGTTGACTGGATCTAAAGGTCAAAAAGTCATTGTAGCGTTCAACGACAATATGGACACTAAGACTACTGTAGACGATTTACCTTTGAATGACGCACCTGAACACTACACATACTTATCTGAGGAGTGTATGCGTAAGATTATGCTTGGACACAACGTTACTTCTCCGTTACTTTTTGGTATTGCAGGAGCTAACGGATTCTCGTCTAACGCTGATGAATTGCAGAACTCATTTATCTTGTTTAACAATATGGTTATTAAGCCACTTCAGGACGAAATACTTGAAGCCTTAGACACTATCTTAGCTTACAACGGTATATCCCTCAACTTATTTTTTAAGACGCTTAAACCGCTTGAATTTACGGATTTGGAAAATGCTATGACTGAGGAGCAAGTAGCAGAGGAGACAGGCACTGAACTATCAAAACAAGAATCCTTAGATAACGAGGTTGCTCAATCACTTATAGACTTAGGAGAAGAGCCTTCTGAAAATTGGCTTCTAATAGACGAATTTCCTGTTGACTATGACTTAGACGATGCAGAGAACGAACTACTCTCTAAAGAGCTTAAAAAGGGCTTATTTTCAAAGTTAGTTGAGTTGGTAAGCACAGGAGATGCACGTCCAAACCTACGAGACAAGCAAGACAAAGTTATTGATGGTTTTAAATTCGTGACTCGCTACGTTTATGCAGGTTCTGAACCAAGAGATAAGTCAAGACCTTTTTGCAATGCAATGATGCGAGCTAAAAAGATTTATAGAAAAGAGGATATTCTTAAAATGGGCAATCAAGCAGTCAATAAAGGCTGGGGTCCAAAGGGTGCTGATACTTATTCTATTTGGCTTTACAAGGGTGGAGGCAATTGTCATCATCGTTGGAACAAACAAGTTTACGCAGCATTTGAAGGCAAGGCTTTGGACATTCCTAACGCTAAACAAATCGCACAAGCAAAAGCTGCAAAGTATGGCTATACAATAAAGAATGAGGCTTTAGTTTCTCAAAGACCTATTGATATGCCTAATCAAGGATTTTTACCTAAAAACAATTAACGATGGCAACTGCACTACTCATAACACGAGATGATTTAGTTAGGTTTACTGCCGTTAATGGCAACGTAGACACGGACAAGTTTATTCAGTTCGTTAAAATCGCTCAAGACATTCACATACAAAACTACTTAGGCACTAAATTGCTTCAGAAGATTCAAGCAGATATTGTCGCAAATACTTTAGCTGGTAACTACGCTACTTTGGTAAACACATACGTAAAGCCTATGTTGATCCATTGGGCAATGGTAGAATACTTACCTTTCGCAGCTTATACAATTGCTAACAAAGGAGTTTATAAGCACTCATCTGAGAACTCTGAAAACGTAGAGAAAAACGAAGTAGACTTTTTAATTGAAAAGGAACGTCAGATTGCTCAACACTACACCGAAAGATTCATTGATTACATCTGCTTTAACAACAACTTGTTTCCTGAGTACACTTTAAACTCTAACGGAGATATGTATCCTGATACTGCAAACAACTACACTGGCTGGTATATTTAATTATGAGAACACGAACTAAGGTAGGAACTTACAAACCAAAACAAGAAAACATTGAGAAGCTCCGTGTTTTCCTAACTAAAATAAACAAAGATGTCAAATAACATAAGCTGGGGAAAAATATACGAATCAACGTGGTGGGGAGACCAAATCAACACCGCAGATTCTTTGTATGATTACGCTACACCTACCTTTAATGCACCTTTTGACTTAGAGTTAAGAGTAGCCTCAGAGGGTGGAGTATTGGAATCTACTTTTTGTATGTCTTTAACCATTTTAAACCTTTCTCAAATATGAGCCTATTAGATACTGCCTCTTTAATTGTAACACCAAACGGATATAAGGAGGGCAAATTATATTCCGTTATCCCTTCGAATGGTTCTG